TCATGATAATGTAGCACGAAGATTTAAAGTGTATGACGATTATAAATTAAAATTAAAAGCTTATAGTAAGAAACGTTTTGATCCATTTTGTAGATGGGAACGTATTAGTATTCCTTATACAAATGGTAAATTTATTGAAACGACAATTGGACAATTAAATTTTTTTAAATGGGCATTAGAAAATAAAGTAATAGAATATATTGAATCAAATTATGAGATTATTGAAAAAGATATGAATAATCGTAATAGTACATCTAAACGAAAAGAATTAGCAGTTGATAATTCTAAAACTAGAAAAAAACGAGAAGAATTATCTATATCAGCAACAAAAAGTATAAAGAAAGAAAAGGTAGAAATTGTGGTACAATTTAATTAAAAAAATAATTTTTATATTTAATTATTTAAAAATATTATATAATTAAAACTAATGGGTAATAATATACAATCTATGAAAAAAATAAATTTTGAAGATATGCAAACAATTATAAAAAACCCTGAATTATATTTATTAATAAATACTTTATCAATACCTGAACAAAATTGTTTGATTATCAATACAACATTTGCTGAAGAAGAAGAAGTCATAATAAATAAATATATGAAACAAAATAAAAATATCAGAATAATTATTTATGGTAAAAATTGTAATGATGAAAAGGTTCAAAGTAGATTCCAACAATTGTTATCTCTAGGATTTTATAATATATTTATTTATCCAGGAGGTATGTTTGAATGGTTAATGTTACAAGATATTTATGGTAAAGATTTGTTTCCAACAACAAAAAATGAATTAGATTTTTTAAAATATAAACCAAATTCTATATTGAATATTTCTTTGTTAGAGTATTAAAAATGTTAGAGTATTAATTCTCAAATGGATTTAAATTTTTTATTGCTAGACTTGATAATTCTCTAGCTCTTTTATTATCTTCTGGATTAATATAATTAAAATCAATATATTCAAATTTGGATTTCAACGTATTTAATTTTTTATACAAAGGTAATAACAAACCAGATTCAATTTTTGAAACATTGTTGATTTGATTTATTACATCTAAATTGTCTCCACACACAGTTAACACAGTAATATTATCTGCTAATACTTTTTCTAACCCAATAATAAGAGCGAAATATTCAGCTTCCCACGGTGTAAAATCGTACCCTAAATATCTACAATATCCCCATATTTCTTTATCATTATTATTCAAAGTCCCGCCTATACCAGCATGATTCGGTAATTCAAATTTTAGTTTATCAGGATGGCAACCATTAATATATAAAACATTATCACATTTTGGATAAACTTTTAATTTATTTTTTTTTCCATTAAGATTATTAGTAAATAAAGACAACATTATAATTATATGGAACTAAAGTTTATATAAATATCATTCAATTTATTTTATAATTACAAAATAGGTGACTTAATTATTGAGGTTAGAGAAAAAAAAATAATATAATATATTTGAATACAATAAACCGCCTACAAAATTCTAATAAATAATTTTATTGATTCTAACCATGTCTCTAATATTTTTTCATCTTCGTAAATATCTATATTACCATTTAATTCTAATTTTTCTGTTTTTAATTCATTTAATGTATCTAAAAATTCATTATGATAATTATGACATGATTCCAAATAATTAAGTGGTATAACTTCTTCACCTTCACGTGATCTTTTATGAATTCTTTCATAACATTTTATTGGATCTGTTTTTACATATATAGTATATCTTATATCGTAATCACTTACAAATTCATTAAACCAATTTAAATATATTTGATAACATACATCTTCTATTTTACCTTGATCGTACAACATTTTAGCAAATACATTTTTATCTGTATATAAACTACGCTCTGTAATTATTACATAATTTTTTAATGGATGATTACTTATTTCTTTAATTGTATCTCTTAAAATCTTTAAACGCGATATATATGCCATCATTTGAAAAGCAAACGCGTATTTTTCTTGATTATCATAAAATTTTTTTAACATTGTATTATCTTGTTTGTCCTTTATTTTTTCCCAATCATCTACTGGTTCTTTTAAAAATATTACTGAACTATTATTCCCATAATGCTTTTTTAAATTTTCCAAAAGAGTTGATTTTCCTGAACCAATATTTCCTTCAATAGATACAATTTTATAATTTGCTACCATTATTCTTATTCTTTCTTTGTTTAAAAATTATATACTGAATATTTTTTATTTCAATTTTAAAAATAAAATAAAATTGATTTATTTAAATTATATAAAGAATTAGATATAATATAATAAATTATGGATCTTAAACAAAGAAAATTATCAAAGTCTGAATGGGAATCTATTGAAATTCCTGTTTCTAAAGATGAAATTGAGGTTTTACAATTAATAACCAATGGATTTACCAACGTTCATTTAAAAGTAAATAAAACAGATTCTATCTTTACATATTTAAAGATAGAATATAATAGTCAAATTGAAGAATTTCTATATGTCAAATATTTTGCTGATAAAATTAAAGATCTTATTAAAAATAATAATATTGAATTTATTAAATTCTCAGCAGACAATTTTTCAAAACGTACAAAATCTTTAGAAAATTCTAATAATAAAATTTATAGTGTTAATGCTTCTAATATAGTTCGTCTCAAAAGTGGCGATCAAATTCGTTTATCTAGACTTGACAATGATAATATTATTGATATTAAAAAAACTAATATATATGAATTTGTACTTTTCAATAATCTTGAACAAATGTTAATTAATAAAACCAATAAAAAAAATATATGGATGTTTTATTACTACACTCTCAATAAATTAATACAAAATAATGTAGAAAAAGTTAACAGATTTATTAAAGATATTGTTCTAACATTTATTGATAATTTTGAAAAAGATGTTGAACTACTTTACATTGTTAATAATTCTCTTGAATTTATTGAAAAAAATCATAATATTTTAAGATATAGCGATTTACATCTTTATGAACATCAAAAAGAAATTTATACAGCTGTTAGAAATCCTCATCCTAAATTAATATTATATATTGCTCCTACTGGAACTGGTAAAACATTAACACCTCTTGGTCTCTCTGAAAAATACAAGGTTATATTTGTTTGTGCTGCTAGACACGTTGGATTAGCTTTAGCTCGTTCTGCCATTTCTATTAATAAGAAAATAGCATTTGCTTTTGGTTGTTCTTCATCTGAAGATGTTCGTTTACATTACTTTGCTGCTAAAGAATTTACCAAGGATAAACGAAGTGGTCAAATCAAAAAAGTTGATAATACTGTTGGTGACAAAGTAGAAATTATTATTTGTGATATTAGATCTTATATACCAGCTATGTATTATATGCTTGCTTTTAATGATGCGACCAATATTATCACATATTGGGATGAACCAACTATTACCATGGATTATAAAGATCATGAATTACATAAAATAATTAAGAAAAACTGGAAAGAAAACATAATTCCTAATTTTGTTTTATCTTCTGCTACATTACCTAAGGAAACAGAATTAACACAAACTATATCTGATTTTCAAGAAAAATTTCCCGGATCAGTTATTAACAGTATTGTTAGTCATGATTGTCGCAAAACAATTCCGTTGATTGATAATAATGGTTTTACAGTTATGCCTCATTATTTACATGAGGATTACAATAAAATTCTTGAAATAGTCAAACATTGTGATGATAATTTAACATTACTTAGATATTTTGATCTAAAAGAAGCATCAGATTTTATTTACTATGTAGACATTAACAATTTGATACACAATTCATCTAAATTTTATAGAAATTTCGCAACTGTAAATGATATTGATATGAAATCAATTAAATTATTCTATTTAAAAGTATTGAAAAATATTATACCAGGCATATGGAACAAAATATATAATCATTTTAAAATATCCAGAATTAAAAGAATCAAATCAAATAATAATATTGATCCAAAAGGTAATAATTTATTAACAAGATCTAATAGTTGTGAGACTGTTTCAAAAAATAATTCGTCTGTTTTAACACGTGTTAATAGTGTTTGTAATGTTCCGCCTTCGGAACAGCCTGGAACCTCGGGTATTTATATAACTACTAAAGATGCTTATACTTTAACAGATGGTCCAACAATATTTTTAGCAAATGATCTTCAAAAAATTGCTAAATTTTGTATACAACAAGCTAATATTCCAGTCATTGTTATGAAAGAAATTATGGATAAGATTGATTATAATAATCAAATTAATGAAAAAATTGATCAAATTGAAAAAGAACTTGAATTTGAAGAAGAAAAATTAATTTCTAAAATGACAAGTGGTACTCAAGATAATTCTAAAGAGGCAAGAAGTCTTCAGGGGAAAAAAGACAATAAAGGTAAAACAAAGATTGCCAATAATTTAATCGGGAGAACAGAAGATAAAAAGATTGTTAAAATGAAAGATGACATGAATATTCTTAAAGGTATGATAAAAAACGCATGTCTTGATGATATATTTATTCCTAATAGATTAGCCCATGTAGAAAAATGGGCTTCACAATTAAATAATAAATCCGCATTTACAAGTAATATTGAAGAAGAATTTATAATATCAATCATGTCATTAAAAGATGTAGATGATAGTTGGAAGATATTATTATTGTTAGGAATAGGAGTATTCACAGAACATAAAAGTAGCGCTTATACCGAAATTATGAAAAAATTGGCAGATCAACAAAAATTATATTTAATTATTGCCGATAGTGATTATATTTATGGTACTAATTACCAGTTTTGTCATGGCTACTTAAGTAAGGACTTGGATTTAACTCAAGAAAAGATTATTCAAGCTTTAGGACGTATTGGTCGTAATAATATTCAACAAGATTATAGTGCTAGGTTTAGGGATGATTCACAAATTACTACATTATTTACCAAGTTTGCGTTTGAAGATAAGCCAGAAGTAATTAATATGAATCAATTGTTCAATTGTAAAAATGTAAAATGGGATGGAAAAGATTATGTTGAATCGTTTGATGAAAATTAAGTTATTTAAATAAATATTTATTTTATTGTTATTATTGTTTTTATTATTTTTATTATTTTTTATTGTATCAATATATGAATAAAAATAAAAATAAAAATAATCAAAATAAAGAAAATATTACAATAAGAAATCAAGCAATTATAAATAGTTATATAAATCAGACTAAAAATAAACCAAATATGTTACCCACTACGGAAATAATTGATTATATAAAAAATAACTATAATTCTTTTTTAAAAGAAAAAGAACAAAATCTTAATGCTGGGAAAGATGAAATAGAGTTAGGTAATATTTTTTTTATTCCACCTGGATTAAATTCACCAGAAAAAATAGTAAATATAAATACAAATTTTAAACAAAATCCTAAAATCAGCCTAGATAAATTATTGGCTTATAGTTTGTGGTTTAAAAGTCAAGATTGGTTTCAAAATGACAATGGTATTGTAGACTTCAATATGGAATATTTAAAATATCAAATCGGAAAAGACATAAATAGAACAACTATAAATGTTAATGGTAATCCTTTTTCAAAAGTTGATCCAGAAAATTATTATAAAACCACAGATAATTTTAATGTATTTATTATGAAAACAATATCAAACAATCAAGTCTTAATAAAACAGAATACAATTTTAAAACTTGATATTTTAATGTGTCAAAATTTATATAATTTTATTAGTCAAACAATTTCTTTATTTATTATGAATAAGATTTCTCCCGAATATGCTACTGAAACTCAAGCAAAAAAGAATATTCAAATATTTTTAAATGATAATGAACAATACGTTATATTCAATTTTGAATGTAAATTAATAATATCTTATAAACAAGAATTAAATCCTGAGATTACTTGTGGAAGTTATTCATTTAGTTTAAAGATTGATTTGAAAAATGATACTTTTTCATTAAATAAATTTATTTTAAATTATAATGTTGATGAATGTATTCCTAAACAAAACTTAGCTAACGCGTCGGGTGTTTTAAAAGGCGAATCTTATTTAAAAAAAGGTGCTAATTTTATTGGAAATAATAAGGCTTCTATCGCTGCTGGGATAGCAACAAGTGGTGTTATTACAGTCGGAGCACTATATTTAGCAGGAATTCTTGGAGGTAAAAAATCCAGAAAATATAAATATAAACCTAAAAAATATAAAACTAAAAAATATAAATCTAGAAAATACAAATCTAGAAAATACAAATCTAGAAAATACAAATCTAGAAAATTTATATAATATTTATCTTACTTCCTAATTCTTTATAATAAAAATTATTATATGGAACATTATTTATTAATGCCTTGACTAATGTTTTATCGCTTATTTTTATTTCTCTGATTACATCATATTTACAAGAAAATTCTCTAAGTAAATTATTATTTAAATCAAATTGTCCAATTCCATTCTTGTATAAAACTGGTTCTCCATGTATTTGTTCAAAATTTTGAATAAGATTTTGTTCACAACTGTTGTATAAACAATAATAGTATCCATTAGTTAGAGTATTATTTTTAACCGGATTATCTAATGCTGACGAACTTGTATATCCATTTAATTGTGCTGCTGTTTTCCTATCTAAATATACATTTAAAATTTCTGACTTATTTATATCTAACTTGGTTATATAACCTAAATTTTGAACTTTTGTTTCTTTAGTTGGTTGAATATTATGAATAATATTGGAATCTAAATTTCTTTCAACTAACAACCAACGAAAACCACAATAAATAGTATTTTCTTCAATTGATTTCATTATACTTGGTCTTTTTATTTGTTTATTTTCATT